ACGTATTGAAAGCCCCTATATAGAGGGCTTGAAAGTACCCTAGTGCGTACAATATGCAATATAGTGCATACTATTATCAACATAATGTAATTAATAATACTAGTAACATTATATAAATATATGATATATATAAATAATAATATAATATATATACTATTATATATACTACTGGGGTATATTAATATATATGTAGTTGTTATATACTTAATAAGTATACTTACTATTATATACTTATATATACTATTATATATTATATTATATATATTATAGTTAATATATTATATATATATAGTAAGTACTAACTAACTTAGCTAAGTAAGTAAATGCTCACTTCGCTCGCATGTAAGTAAGTACTCACTCACAATTTAAGTTAGTAAGTGCTCACTTCGTTCAATTTCAACAAAGGGGGGTAGGGGGGTTGGTTTTATATTGCACTAACGCTTAAAATTATCCCCACATAATTAACTGTTCTAGACTATTTTATTAAAAAGAGTCAAAGAACAACTCCCACCCACCCACCACTATCGTGTTTAAAACGATTTTAACAGGGTTTCTAGCCTCTTTTATGGGTTAGGTAAGGGATAGGTAGCCACAAAGGGTCAAAACGCCTCCTAGAGCGTTTAAATGAGTTTATACAAAATGCCCCTATCGGGACAATAAAAGTGACATTTCTCTTTAAAGGGGGTCTAAGCATACCATTAAACAATGATTCTCCACTAAACTTCTTTGTTTAGGAATATAATGGCAAAACTCACATTAAATACAATCGGTAGTCGGTATGGGTCTATTGATGCACTGAATGCAAACTTCGATGCCATTGAAACGGCATTGGAAAACACCCTATCTCGTGATGGAACAGCACCAAATAACATAAATGCTGATCTTGATATGGATAGTCATTCTATTTTAAATACAGAAACTGTATTTACAGATACAATTCGTACTGATAATTTATATATTAGTAATACTTTAGTTGTACCTAGTGCTCTAGCACAAGCAACAAATGCTAATGTTGTTCAGTACACACCCGCAGGCACTGGCGCAGTTACTACTACAGTGCAGGCTAAATTGCGTCAATACGTCAGTGTCAAGGACTTTGGCGCTGTGGGCGATGGTGTCACAAATGACACTGCAGCCATTCAATTGGCCATTAACTCAGGATCTGCTGTTTATTTTCCCAAGGGAACTTATGTAGTTGCATCTGTCCTTGCAGTGCCAACTGGCATGAAGTTGTATGCCAATGGCGATGCAACGATCCTTTCGACAATCACATCTGTTCCATCAACATATCAAGAAATTTTTGTTGCAACAGTTGCTGTCTCAAACATCAGCGTTCAAGGCTTGAGATTCCAAACTGCTCAAGTTGCGTTTAGTGCGTTTGGCTTTCAAAAACTTGTTACCAATCTAGATTTATTGAACAATGAGTGCCAAGGTTGTGGACTCATTACCACCTTTGAAGGTGCGGCAAATGCTTTGATTCAAGGCAACTACATTCACAGCCCTGCCCATGAAGGCGTGTTCAATGACTATGCTAGAGCCATTCAAATTTCATGTGGCTTTAGTGGAACAGGCACAAGCAACCTAAATGTTTCCAACAACACCATTTTGGGTTCATGGACTCATGGCATTGAAGTGTTTGGCGGGGATGTAATGGCTTCTGTTGTCCCAACCAATGCTAAGAATATTAATGGCGTAACAGTTTCAGGAAACATCGTTAAAGCTACCGCAGCCAATACGACTTCCGCTGGCGCAATTTGGTTTTCTCAAGCGGCAGATGTAACCGTAACTGGAAATGTCTGCGAAGCCTATTGGGATGTTGGAATTGACTTTGAGGCTTGCCGAAATGCTGTTGCATCGGGAAACACCCTTCGCAACAACAACAAAAACTTGGCAATGTATGGCAATAGCGTAACTGTATTGTTTACTGGTAATACTTGCTACAACACAGTTGCTGGTCTTGCAATGTTCTATGCAAAGCCAGCCAACAACAACGCTGTTGATTACCAAGTTGATGCAAGAAACACTGACATCACACTAGAAGGCAACAAGTTTTACAACGCAGCAACTCCAACAGGGTTTGAGCGCCTTGAAATGGGTTCTGGTGGCGTGATTACTGTGTCAGACAACACACTGACAAACGTCACGATTAACGCTGTGTATATGTCGTTGACTGAGATTAACATCAAAAACAACAAAATTACGCACAATGATTTTGCTGTAGGCATGACCCCAATTTCGGTAGCGCAGTCTTATAAAACTGGTGATGCAACAACAAACACGCTTAAAGCAACGATTGCTGAAAACGTAGTCGAACTTTCTAACCCACCAGTTGGTGGTTCTTATTGTTTAATATATCAAGTGGGTGACACTGTTGGCGCATCAGTTGACTTTGATTATCAGTCGGACATTTACGACAATGATCTGCGTATTAGTTCAGCTAAAAATAGCATTTATGCGGCTTCAGTTGCTACAACATCAACAGGCACTAAGTATGTTGATCTGTCTATTCGCAACAATAAATGTTGGGGACAGATAACAGTTATTGACACAGGAACGCATACAGAGCGCAAATATGTAAACGGCAACTTGAACATCAATGGTCAACCATTTTTCTGGGCTGTTACTACATCAGGTGCATATGACAGTTGGACAAACAATGTAACCATCAACACAACTGCTGGCGTTATTAGTGGTAATTTACCCAATGGTGATTTTAATGGTCAACAGTATTATTTGGTAATGACTGCTTTTGGTGGCAATGCAACAGTTAACATTTTAAACTATCGCACAGCCTCACCAACGGCAGCGACTTTCTCAGCTGTTGGGCAGTATGCATTGCTTCAGTGGAACGTCAATAAATGGGACAAAATTGCTGCAACTTGTGCAGGTATTTAAAGGATTAAATCATGGCTGACAAAAAGATTTCTGCGTTAACGGCTGCTAGTACCCCGCTTGCGGGTACAGAAGTTCTGCCGATTGTTCAATCAGGCGCAACTGTTAAGGTTGCTGTATCTGATTTAACTGCTGGTCGAGCAATCAGTGCCACTCAACTCACTTTGACCACAGGCAATTTAATTGTTTCAAGTGGTAAAGGCATCGACTTTTCTGCCACACCGGGCACAGGCACAAGCGAATTGTTGGCTGATTATGAAGAAGGCACATTTACTGTTGCATCCGATAGCGCACAAGTTGTATTAAATTCAAATACTTGTCTTTATACAAAAATTGGAAGACAAGTAACTTGCACTGGCAGCATCTCTGTTGCATCTATTGGATCACCAACTGGTAATTTGGGTTTTGATGGGCTTCCTTTTACTATTGCAAATGCTGATGGTGCTAACGTATCAGTTTCAACTTACTCATACGGCTGGGCTGCGACAATGACAACTACCGTAATGGGCGCAGCAAGCAAAAACGCTCCCAGTTGGTATTTGCAAAAAACAAACGCGCTTGGCTCTGTGGCAGTTCTTTCTGGCGATGTGCAAGCAGGAACAGTTATTTGGTTCTGCATATCCTACATGACACCTTAATTTTTTTTTTTGATTGGAGTATCAAAATGGCACTAGAGAAAATTCAAATCGTTGACCGCATTGAAGTTGTTGAAAACGGCACACTTCAGGTTCGCACTAAGACCGCTATCAAAGAAGATGGTGTTGAAATTAGTAGCACGTTTCACCGCCACATTGTTGTGCCCGGTGCAGACTACAGTGCTGAAAACCCCAAAGTTAAAGCAATTGCTGCATCTATCCACACTGCTGAAGTAGTTGCTGCATACGTTGCTGCTCAAGAAGCTGCTGTTGTTACTCCAGCGTAAGTAGTTTATGTCTGAAGTAAGCCATAACGAAATTTACGAACGGCTTATAGCCGTTGAAGCTAAAGTAGACAAGGTTGCACAAGACACAAAAGATATGGTAGATGCATTTCATGCAGCTAAAGGTGCGTTTGCTGTACTTGAGTGGCTTGCTAAACTTGCTAAACTAGCATTAATTGTTGGTGCATTCTTTGGTACTATATGGCTTGCTGTGCAAAATAAATTACATCAATAATGAAAAAACTAATACTAGTAATGCTGCTTGCTGTGTTACTAGTATCAGCGCAACCAAGACCCTGTATACTAACAGATTTTTATGGTTTAAGTAACATAAATGAACCAACACTAAGACACATAGAACTGTCTAGATGGCTCACTACTAACGGAGATAGTTGCAGTAGTGAACAACTTGTGGTGTTGTGGAACAATTTAGCTATGTGGGCTGGTGTAGCAGATAGTAGTGAACTAAGAGCAAAGATTCTTTATTACTATGCTAGGGCTGTTGAAAGGGAAAAGAAATGATTACCTTAGATAAATGGCATCCATTAGTTGAACCTAAGCAAGGTGTAATTACAGTGGCTTTTGAAAAGGCTGTTGAGAAGGTTCAAGAAGAATATCATTATGCACTAGAAGCAAATAAACTTGAACGTAAAACACTTGATTTAGAAATTGAATTGTATAACAAACGTGCTCATCAAAATACGATTGAGTTAGAAAGTAGTTATAACTACCGACGTTTCCAAATATTTATATAAGGATAGTTATGTTAGGACTAAATGCACTGTTGAATGTAGGCACTAAACTCATTGATAAACTTATTCCTGATCCAGAGCAAAAGGCTAAAGCTCAATTTGAGCTAACTAAAATGGCACAAGATGGTGAGTTGGCTAAGTTGGCTAACGAAACCAAGCTTTATGAAGTAGAGCAAGAGAATGTGACTAGACGAGCAGAAGCAGATATGTCTAGTGATTCGTGGATGAGTAAGAACATTCGCCCACTCACATTAGTGTTCCTACTTGTAGCCTATTCAGGTTTTGCAATTGCATCTATCTTTGAATATGAAACTCGTGGCGCATACGTAGAATTGCTAGGACAATGGGGCATGTTGGTTATGTCCTTTTATTTTGGTGGTAGAACAATGGAAAAGATTGCAGATAGGGTTAAGAAATGAATTTATCGTACAACTTTACATTAGACGAACTTATTAAATCTGAAACGGCAATTCGTCGTAACATTGACAACACCCCTACAGAAAGTGTTATTAGTAACTTGCAAGCACTAGTTACTAATGTGTTGCAGCCTGTAAGAGATAAGTTTGGCCCACTTGTTATTAGTAGCGGTTATCGTTCACCCCAACTTAATACAGCAATTGGTGGTAGTAGTAAAAGTGACCACTGTTTAGGTATGGCTGCTGACATTCAAGCACCCGGATTAGACAACAAACAACTTGCTATATACATTAAAAACAATTTAAAATATACACAACTCATTCTAGAGTTTTATACAAAAGGTCAACCTCATAGTGGTTGGGTTCATGTAAGTTACGATGAAAACGATTTGAAGTGCGAAGTGCTTACGGCTACTAAGCAAGATGGTAAAACAGTTTATTTAAAAGGAATTTGATATGCCAATGACCTCTGGTAAAAGTCAGAAAAGTATTTCTGCAAACATTAAAGCAGAAATGAAATCAGGTAAATCACAGAAGCAAGCAGTTGCAATTGCTATGAGCAAAGCTGGTAGAGAAAAGCCTAAACGTGGTGAAAGAACAGCAAAGAACAAGGCTAAAAAATGAACCTTGTATACGTCATTTGGGAAGATGCTTCTGAACTTGACGTAACTGCTTGGGCTGAACATGAGGAGGATTTTCAATATTCTCCTGTGTTGTGTAAACAAGTTGGATTTGTTTTATATGATGGCCCAGAAGGATTAGTTATTACTAACGGTGTTATTGCAGATGGAGCAGTTGCAAGACGCAATCAAATACCGAGAGGTATGATTAGGAGAATAGAATGGTTGACAGAACCAAGTTCCTTGACGGAAGTGGAAAACGAGTAATACTGCAGTTGTTTAAAGAGTTTGCTCGCCCAGACGTTAAGTTTAAACCTGTGTACACATTAAAAGATTGGAAAGATGTCTTCTTAGATTGTCGTGATCCATCTGAATATCAACCTGCCCAATTGCTTCTCGGTGATTGGGAACACTGGCTTGAAGTACGTAACCATGCCCTAATCAAACCACACGTAGATAAATGGCAAGCAGAATTAGAAGTTAAACTCCGGTCTGAAGCCATACAACAAATGAAGAGTCATGCTAAACAACCCGGTGGCACTGCTGCTGCCAAGTGGTTGGCTGATAAAGGATATGCTGCAGAAGGCGTTAAAAAGGCCGTAGGACGACCTAAAAAGGAAGAGGTGGAGCTACCCCCTTTACCTAGTCGAATTGCAGGTGATATGGCTCGTTTAGGTATTGTAATTGGAGGTCGTAAATGACTATTAATACACAGGCTAAATGGAATGCCTTGCGTGGTTTGTTGTACACAGGTACTCAAGAAGATATGGAGTTGTCCTTCTATCGTGCCAATGGTGCAACAAGTTATTCGTTGCGTGATGCTGAAGATCAGTTTTTAACTGGTAGAGGTTATACTGTAGGTGCAGTAGAAGACAAGTGGAAAGCATATCTTTTATCCTTTGGTTACACTGGCGCAGTGGATGATATGATTGTACGGTTCTGGAATGACATAGGTGCTGCTATTGCTAACAATCTGTTACTAGAAGATGGTGATGATATTCTTTTAGAAACAGGTGAATACCTATTGTTGGAGAGTTAATATGCCCTACATGACAAATGGTAAGCGTGATTATAAAAAACAACAGGCATATGATGGTAAACCATCTGTTGTCAAAGATAGAGCTAAACGTAATGGTGCTCGTCGTATGTTAGAGAGTGAAGGTAAAGTATTTAAGGGTGACGGTAAAGATGTTGACCATAAGAAGCCACTGAGTAAAGGCGGTGGTAATGGTAAGTCTAATTTACGTGTTACTAGTAAGACTTCTAACCGCAGTTTTCCCCGTAAGAAAAATGGAGCTATGAAATGAAAACTAAAGCTTCTAAATCTAAAGTAAATCAAGCGGGTGTATATACAAAACCAACTATGCGTAAAGCTTTATTTGAAAAAATAAAAGCAGGTACTAAAGGTGGTGATCCCGGAGAATGGTCAGCACGTAAAGCACAATTGTTAGCTAAACAATACAAAGCTAAAGGTGGAGGGTATAAATCGTGAGTAAAACTGCTAAACATTATTTACCTAGTGGTAAAGAATACAAAGGCCCAATTCATAAAATGGGAAGTCAGTTACACACTGGGGCAAAGCATTCTGAAAAAAGTCAAAAACTAAGCCATACACCTCCTAAGAAAAAGAAATGAAAAACCCTCAGCAATCTCTAAAAGAATGGACTGCTCAAAAGTGGCGTACATCTGATGGCAAGCCATCTAAAGGTAAAAAACGCTACTTACCTGATGCTGCATGGAGTGCACTTTCTCCTGCTGAAAAAGCTGCTACAAACAAAGCCAAAGCAAAAGGAAATGCTAAAGGTAAACAGTTTGTATCTCAACCAAAAAACATTGCTGCTAAAACAGCTAAATATCGTTAAGGACTATTATGGCTAAAGACCCTAGACTAGAACGTGCTGGCGTATCTGGATTTAACAAACCAAAACGTACACCTAGTCATGCAACTAAAAGCCACGTTGTTGTAGCTAAAGAAGGTGATAAAGTAAAAACTATTCGTTTTGGTCAACAAGGTGTATCAGGTGACAAAGAACCTACAGCACGACAAAAGAGTTTTAAAGCACGACATGCAAGCAACATTGCTAAAGGCAAGATGAGTGCTGCATATTGGGCAGATAAGGTTAAATGGTAATGACTGAAAAAGAACTAGTAAAGCAAGCGGCAGAGGAAGACTTACTCACGTTTATTCGACTAGTTGCACCACATCGAGTACTTGGTGCAGTGCACGAAGAATTGTGTGCATGGTGGCAACGTCAAGATGCAAAGGACAACCAACTTGTCCTGCTTCCACGTGACCACCAGAAGAGTGCAATGATTGCCTATCGTGTGGCACACCACATTACAAAGAATCCAGAAGCCACTGTACTGTACGTATCTGCTACCGCTAACTTGGCTGAAAAGCAATTAAAAGCTGTTAAAGACATTCTATTGTCTGACATTTATCGTTTCTATTGGCCTGAGATGGTTAATGATATGGAAGGTAAACGAGAGCGTTGGGCTGTTGATGAGATTAGTGTAGACCATCCTAAACGTAAAGCCGAAGGTATTCGTGATGCCACAATTAAAGCTGCAGGTATTACGGCTAACGTTACTGGTTTGCATTGTTCTATTGCTGTGCTAGATGACGTTGTAGTTCCAGATAATGCCTATTCACAGATTGGGCGTGACCAAGTAAGGGCGTTTTATTCGCAACTATCTTCCATTGAATCTACTGGTGCAAAAGAATGGGCAGTAGGTACTCGTTACCATCCCGGTGATTTGTACAAAGATATGATGGAAATGACTGAATCCTATTACGATGATGTTAAGGATGAAGAAGTTGAGCTAGAAGTATACGAGACATTTGAACGTGTTGTAGAAACTAATGGTGAGTTTTTGTGGCCTAAACAACGTCGTACCGACGGTAAGACGTTTGGCTTTGACCAGAAAGAACTTGCTCGCAAGAAAGCAAAATATTTGGACATTACACAGTTTTATGCCCAATATTACAATAATCCCAATGCAGTTGAAACACAACTCATTGATCGTAGTAGATTTAATTATTACGAAAGAGATAAAATTGAGAACTTTAGCGGTGCTTGGTACTTTGGCGATAAGCTTTTACACGTGTACGCAGCTATGGATTTTGCGTACACAGTTAATCACAATTCAGACTATACAGTCATTGCAGTAGTAGGCATTGACGAAGATAACAACTATTATGTTTTAGACATTGATAGATTTAAAACAAATAAGATTTCTGTGATGTATGACAAAGCAGAAACGGTATATCGTAAGTGGCGATTTAAAAAGATGCGGTGTGAGGTTGTAGCTGCACAGCGACTCATTGTTAGCCAGTTTAGAGACTACATGCGTAGCCAAAACATTGTCTTTACTATTGATGAATACAATCCTCCTAGGACAATGAACAAAGCAGAACGTATTGCATCTATTTTAGAACCACGTTATAGCAACAATCAAATTTGGCATTACAAAGGTGGTAATTGCCAAACACTAGAAGAAGAACTCATTATGAACAATCCAGAACATGATGACGTTAAAGACGCTTTAGCCGCTTGTGTAGAGATTTGTAAGTCTCCAGTATCTAGTAGATCATGGGGTAAAAAATCCAACATTATTGCATTTAATTCAAAGTTTGGTGGCGTAGCCTACTAAGAGGAAAATATGAACGAAAACGTACAAGTAAGTTTTAATGACGATGCACTAGCAAATAAAATTGCTGACATGTGGGTTAAGTGGGATACTAACCGTTCTGTTTGGAAATCTGACCAACAAGAATTACGTAACTATTTGTTTGCTACAGATACACGTAAAACTAGTAACAGCAAACTTCCTTGGAAGAACTCTACAGTTACTCCTAAACTTACTCAGATTAGAGACAACTTACATGCCAATTATATGGCTGCGTTGTTTCCATCTGAGAATTGGTTTTTCTGGGAAGCTACAGACAAAGGTGTAGAACTTACTAAAAAGCGTTATGCCATTACAAACTACATGAAACAGAAGTTAAAAGCATCTAACTTTCAGCTTCTTGTTTCTCAACTTGTATATGACTACATTGATTTTGGTAACGTTATTGTCACTTATGACTACGTTCGGGACACCATTAGCGATAGTACAGGTAATGTTGTAAGTAAATATATTGGCCCTAAAGCCTATCGTATTAACCCTACAGATTTGGTGTTTAATCCATTAGCTGAGACTTTTGACAAGACTCCTGTGGTGCGTCGTATGCTTAAGTCATTAGGTGATTTAATGACTGACATAGAAACTAAACCAGCGTTAAATTACAGCAAAGGTGTTCTAGACAAAGCATTACAATTCCGTCAAAACTATCGTGATGATCCTGAGTTCAAAAAAGAATTGAACATGGCTATTGATGGCTTTGGTAGTGCTGATGAATACCTAGAAAGCGACATGGTTGAGTTGCTGGAGTTCTGGGGAGATATTTACGATCCCGACACGAAGACGCTTTTACGCAACCAGTTAGTGACAATTATCGACCGTAAGTGGGTTTTACGTAAACAACCTAATCCAATGTGGACAGGTAGTAAACCTATGTTCCATTGTGGTTGGAGATTGCGTACAGATAACTTATGGGCACAAGGCCCACTAGACCAGTTGGTTGGTATGCAATATCGTATTGACCACTTGGAGAACTTGAAGGCTGACGTATTTGACCTTATTGCCTACCCTGTTATGGTGGTTAATGGTAACACTGTAGAGGAGTTTGAATACGAACCCGGAGCTACTGTGTTTGTTGGTGACGAAGGTGGTTTGGAGTTTATGCGTCCCGATGCTACAGCATTGCAAGCAGACCTCCAGATTAACGAGCTTATGAACCGCATGGAAGAGCTTGCAGGAGCACCTAAACAGGCTATGGGTATACGTACCCCCGGAGAGAAGACTAAATACGAAGTACAGAGCCTAGAAAACGCTGCTGGACGTATCTTCCAAAGCAAGGTAAGCTGGTTTGAACGTAACATTCTAGAACCACTCCTTAACGGCATGTTGGCTGAATCTGTACGTAACTTTGAAGGTGTAGAGCGTATTCGTTCAGTTGATGAAGATTATGGTACTGTATCCTTTGTTGAAGTGACTAAAGATGACTTGATGGCTACTGGTAAAATTTACCCATTAGGTGCTCGTCATTATGGTGAACAAGCTAGATTTGTACAAGAGTTATCACAGACAATGGCTGCTGTACAGGCTATTCCTACTGTTGCTGCCCACATTAGTGGTAAGGCTATTGCTAAAGCATTGGAAGAGAATCTTGGCTGGCAGAACTACCGTATTGTACAAGATAATGCTATGATTTTTGAACAAGCTGAGACACAGCGATTGATGAATCAGGTATCTGAAGATATACAAACTGAAG